TTTGATTAAATGCAATATTCAAAACGAGGCAATAAATGGAAATCACGACGAAAAAAGTAAAACTAAGCGAGATCAAGTTGAATCCTGAGAACCCAAGAACGATTTCAAAGAAGGACATGGACCTCCTCGTCAAATCCCTGGCCGACTTCCCGGAAATGATGGAACTCAGGGAGATCGTTGTCGATGAGAATCTTGTGTGCATCGGCGGCAACATGAGAACGTTAGCCCTTCGCAAGGTGGGCGCGAAGGAAGTCACGGCAAAGATCGTCACCGGCCTGACCCCCGAGCAAAAGCGGGAGTTTGTCATCAAGGACAACGGCTGCTTTGGCACCTGGGACATGGATGCCCTGGCTAACGCATGGGGTGATTTGCCCCTTGCCGATTGGGGAGTGGATATTCCGGTGTCGCTGGTGGAGGCGGAAACGCAGGAACCAAAACCGGAAAGCGTTGTCCCCGAAAAAGACCCCAATATCCTGATCCGCCTGTCATTTCATCCCGGTATCTGGTTAGGAAAGCGCGAAGAGATTATCACCATAACCGAAAAGTTAAAAAAGTCCTATGACTGTGAGGTGAAAATAGAAGAATGAAGATAGGTTATCTCACATTCGGGCGCGATGATTTCAGCTATGGCCTTGCACTTTGTCTTTCCAGGTTATCGGGTCACGACCTTTTCCGCGTCACGCCGAAAACGGCAAAGTATGTTGATGTGCTTCTCTTTTCCTGCTTTTGGTGGGAACATGTCTATTTACTTGCCGACTTCATGCGGCGAGCGGGGATAAAGAAATCAGACACAACCAGACCGCGCGTCATTGTCGGCGGGTTCAATACCTTTAACCCGGTCCCCTTTCTGTCTTTTGCAGACGCGGTTGTATGTGGCGACGGCGAAACGGTTATAAACCAGGTCATTACCGGCGACTATTCTGCCGATAGCGTCTTGACCGATGAAAAGAAAACCGCGAAGTGGTGCAACGTCAACCCTCTCATCGGCTTTTGTCACGACACAAACGACATCGGCCGGCTGGAAATAGCGCGGGGATGTAAAGCAAAATGCCGGTTCTGTGCAGTATCCGCTTTGAAACCATACCGGGAAGTTCCCCTTGATGAAGTCGAGAAGGCTATCAAGACAACGAAAGCTAAAAGAATTGCCATGTTTGCTCCGGAACCCACCTTTCATACCTCAAACAACGAGCTTCAGGAGCTTTGTCGAAAGTACGGAAAGACGCGACTCGATACGGATGTCAGACTTGACCGGATAGGACATAGGCATATGGACGGCGGAGTGCTGCGGTCTGGTATCGAGGGACTATCCGAAAGGCTCCGCAAGTCCGTAAACAAGGGATATTCTAACGATTTCATTGTTGAAGCGGTACGGAAGGCAATAGGCGACGGTCGTCACGGAATGTTCTTTTACCTCATCATGGACCTTCCCGGCGAAACGGACGCGGATTTTGACGAATTTATCGGTATGCTTCACAAGATCGAAGAGATCCCCGGCTGTGAAGAGCTGGTTTTAGTTCCTTCCCCGTCCGTATTTATGCCGTCTCCACATACCGCAATGGAATTTGACATGATCCACTACGACCGGGACTATGGATCAAAATGGTATAATCTGTTTCGCGGTCATGGGATGGCGGGCGGTGTCAACAAGCCGTGGAAATTCCAGATGGCGGAACGTGCGCGGGTTTTTGGTCCGTCGGCGCGAGTGCTGTCGATGGTGTCAACCAGATCCGGGGCGGAATTTGTTGAGATTGAATCGGCGATGCACCGCGACAAGCTGATTTCGATTGATGGCAAAGGGAGGGTGTCTTGTAAAAACCTGAAAGGACTGGTGGATTCTTTACGGCCGTTCGGCGGAGTAGAAAAATATTGTGGAATCTACACCGCCGAAACTGCTCCCTGGAAAATCCTCTCTATTTCAGATCGGAAAACCGTTTCAAAAGGGGGGCTGAAAGATGGTCTCTAAAAGTTTTCAGCCACGCCCTACGGGGAAGGTCGTTTTTGTAGGTGGGTATCATAGCAATGACTTCGCTGTCTTGGCAATCCTCGTGCTGCTTTACCCATTCCGCCGCTTCTTTTGCCGTCATAATCTATCTCCTTTCGTGAATTATGTCAATCTTTCCGCCGCGTTTCAAGAACTCCTCGACGGTCTCCGCTCTTTGATCATCCTTCGGGCGGTAGCGTTCGCAGGCGGAGAACATTCTATCGGTGATGGCCTCCGCCCGGTCGCGCCTCGCCTTCATAACAAGGCGATTTCGTTGCACATCAACCTCCTTTCTTTTGCTTCACCTGGTACTGCTTGCAGTTCGGGCACGCCTTTGGCTTCTCCACCTTCGGCACCCACTCATAGCCGCATTTGTTGCATTTTATTGTTTTCTTCTTCATACCTGGTCGCCCCAAACCTTACGGCAATTCTCCGCGTGTTTCTCGGCAACTGCGAGCAATTCCGGCGTCAGATCGTCGTCAAGCTCAATGTCCCCGGTGCGGTCATATTCGAGCATAATATCGGCGGCTTCTTCCCGATCTTCCGTCACGACGCGGCTGTCTTCCGTTGCGGGCTTGCGATAGCTCCACCGGATCTCATCCCCGTTAATCTCGCTGATTGCCGTGATGGAATCGTTGCAAATCCCCTGGTAATTCTCCAAAAGCATTTTTTCTGTAATCTTCATGGTGCGTTTCCTTTCCGCCCTTCCGGGCTGCTAAAATTAATAACCCATAACCTTTTTCATCATCCGGCGGTGCTTGTCGTATTCTTCCTCTCCCTTGCGGGCGGCTTCTTGGCGTCTCATCTTTTCCGTCCATTCCGGGGTTGCTTCGATTTCCGCGATGGCGGCGTTGATCCGGCTCAGGTTTCCGGCGTTGATCCCGAGCTTTCCGATTTTGGCGACACATCCCTGCTGCGGGGTAATCTTCAGGGGGCGTCCGGTCCCGATGCAACCAAGACCGTCAACCTCGGCGGTGATGTCCATCTCACAACAGGCGACCGTCACATTATCTCCGTCCGCCCAAATGGTCTTTTCGAGGGTCAGCGCGATTCTGATCTTTGCTTCTTTTCCGGTTCCGGTTGTCCAGGTGATTTCTCTTTTCATTTCCATTCCCCTTTCTTCATTCTGTTGGCTCTACTCTATATTATTATTATTATTATGTCAAGGATTATTTTCAATTATTTTAAAATATTATTCTTCATGTTTTCAATATGTTATGCGTTTAATCAAAAAAACACAAAAATAAATCATCAGGCGGTGAAATAAAATGGCGAGGGGCGGTTTTAGAATTGGAGCCGGGCGACCAAAAGGAACGACCAAAAAAGAACCCGTAAAGACAGCGGCGCTCCCCTTTATCTCCAAGGCCGAAGAACTGGCGATATTTTACAAGGGGATGCTTGAACGGGCCGCGCAGGGCAAGAAGCCAACCGAAGCCGAAAAGCAGCAGATGAGCAAGCTGGCGGCGGAGTTGTCGAAAACCTATGAGACCGGGGGAGAGAATGAAGGTAAGCCGGTTGAAGAACTGCTGCCTCTGGATTTCATGTTGCGGCTTATGAACAATACGAGCGCGGACATGGAGATGAGGGCGAGGATGGCCACGGCGGCGGCTCCGTATGTTCACCCCCGGAAGGGGGAAGGCGCCGGGAAGAAAGAAGATAAGGCGGATCGGGCAAAACAGGCCGGAGCCGGAAAGTTCGCCCCCTCTAAACCGCCCCTGGCATTGGTGAAGTGAAAGGAGGCTGTATGGCCGGCAGAGAAGTGTACGTAAACATAACAGTCGACACGAGACGTTTTAATCGATCAATGTCCGCTTGCTTGCGGCGCCTGCTTAAAGGAAAATATCGGTGGAGGCGGTTTTTCCGTATGGAATATTGGCGAACGTGGCTTTCAACGATATTTAGAACAAAACTGTATTTTTCGCCTAAAGAACCTGGGACGCTTCTCGGCAAGCCCATGATCATAACCGACGACGACATGAAGTTTGTTGGACGTCGGGATATTACTTTCGGTAATTGGCAATGAAATGGACCACCGCCTGCAAAGACTGGGAATCAAGAATAATCGCCGGTGATTCCCTCATCCCTCCGCCGCTCTTCCCGGGTGAGGCTGACAGCGCCCTTGCTCAGTTTAAGTTGCTTCGCCTTGTCGATGTCCTTAATCGTCCCACCTACGGTGAAGTTGGCCGGCAATGGGTGTTTGATTTCGTCGGGTCCATCTTTGGCAGCTATGACGCGGAGACCGGCAGACGGTTAATTTCTGAATATTTCCTGCTAATTTCCAAGAAGAATTCCAAAAGCTCCACGGCGGCAGGCGTGATGTTAACAGCCCTGCTCAGGAACTGGCGCGATTCGGCGGAATTTCTGATCCTATCCCCCACGGTAGAAATCGCGCAAAACTCATTCCTCCCGGCCCGTGACATGATCCGGGCTGACGAAGAACTGTCGGACCTCTGCCAAATCCAAGAGCATTACCGCCAAATAACCCACCGGAATACAGGCGCCACCCTGAAAGTCGTCGCGGCTGATAACGAAACCGTCGGTGGAAAGAAGGCGACCGGGATACTCCTTGACGAGGCTTGGCTTTTCGGCAAGCGCCCCAATGCTGAAAACATGCTCCGGGAGGCTTGCGGCGGGCTGGCCTCACGTCCTGAAGGCTTTGTCATTTGGTTATCAACTCAATCCGATGAAGCGCCCGCCGGGATCTTTGCCCAAAAACTGGAATACGCCCGCGGCGTCCGGGATGGCCGGATAGACGACAACAGCTTCCTGCCTGTCATTTACGAGTATCCTGAATCCCTACTCAAAGAGAAAGCCTACATGGAGCCGAAGTGGTGGTTTTTGACGAATCCCAACCTGGGCGCGTCCGTTGATGAAAAATTCCTGACCCGGGAATTCAAGAAGGCTGAAGATGCCGGGGCTGAATCAATGCAGGGCTTTCTTGCCAAACACCTGAATATCCAGATGGCCCTTTCCCTTAAATCCCAGCGCTGGGCAGGCGCCGACTTTTGGGGAGCAACCTCCGGAACCGTCACCCTGGATCTGATCCTGGAGAAATCCGACGTGCTTGAAATCGGCGTCGACGGCGGTGGCCTCGATGACCTTCTCGGCCTGACCGTTATCGGCCGGTGTGCAGACGACGACCCAGGGCCGGAAATACTTGGCAAGTTGGCAGATTTGCTGGAAGCATATGATACTGGAAAGATCACAGAAGAAGAATTTGAAAAGCAATCGCCACCACGAAGCAGGAAGTGGCTCTGGTGGTCTCATGCCTGGTGTCACTCTATCGCCCTGGAACGCCGGAAGTCAGAGGCCCCAAAATACCACGACTTTGCCGCCGATGGAGACCTGACCATCGTCGACGATATCGGCGAGGATGTGAAGCAGCTCGGGGACATTGTCAGGAAGTGCGACGCTTCCGGTCTCCTTGACCGGATCGGGGTTGACCCGGCGGGGATCGGGGCCATAGTCGATGAGCTTGAACAGGGAGACGAAAACGGGGAAGGTAAGATTGACCACGACCGGATTGTCGGCATTCCCCAGGGCTGGCGTATGAATTCGGCAATCAAGACCACGGAACGGAAGGTGGCGGCCCGGGAAATCATCCATGACGGCAGCCGGATGATGGCCTGGTGTGTCGGGAACGCGAAAGTGGAGCCGAAAGGGAACGCGATCTTGATCACGAAGCAGGCCAGCGGAACCGGGAAGATCGACCCGTTGATGGCGGGGCTGTCGGCGGTGGCGCTGATGGCGATGAACCCGGAGGCCAAAAATACGAAGTCAGTTTACGAGGGCAAAACCGCCGACGAAATAAAGCAAAGGATGGCATTCTGATGAGCGATA